CAACATCTTTACCCATAATGTCAAGTGTTTTTTCAATATTTTGTGAACTTTCTTCAAAGTGTTCACATAATATATCCATAGCCCACTTTTCTATCTTTGATTTCTTTTTAGGTTTAGTATATTTTAAGTATGTATTTCCTCTCGGAAGTAGGTTTGTGTAGAACTGATAAATTGTTTTTGGTTTCAGTTCCCAATATCTTTGTATTTCATTTACAACTTCTATCCACTCTGGTTTCATTGATAAAAATCTATGCACCATATAATTGGACCAAGTTTTCTTGTCCGCATCTGTAATGTTGTCCCAATACAATTGGTTCTGAACATTAGTAATTTGTTTTATGTGGTCAAATAGTGTTTTTGTTTTCATAGTGAATAACCTTTTAGATATAAATAAATAGTTAGTATGAAACTGAAAATGTATTTTTTTTAATACTGGTTTGTTAATTCGGTTCTTTTATAATTGACTGAGTGCTTTTTGTAATCCATACTATCTAAATAAAATTCTTTTACTTTTTTTGATTTACCATTTCCCTTTAAAGTTATCGTATCTTTATCACTAATCTCCATACTTTCTGTTAAGAAACTATCATTTTTATCAATTAGTAAACTGAAGTCATATGATAACTTACCAGAATCTAACTCAAGACTTAATTTAAATATTGAACCATCACAATTATATCCCATAAAATTATCTCTATAATTGAGTTTAAAGTCATAGTCGTCTGCAACATTGTGAATTATCCAAGAAAAACTTTTCAGGACTTGTATTATTTCTTGCTTAATTATATCATCAAAGTTATCTTTATCCTCACAATGTAAAAACTCTGACACTAAAAAGTCCTGTGTGTATTTAGTTTTAGGTTTTATTTTATTTTTCTTTACATCGCCAGTTGAATTGTAATATCTTTCTGCTCTATTGCTAACCGGTATATTTAAACTATGTGCAAATAGGTTTATAAAAAATCCTCTTAAATGTCTAATTACCAATGTATTTTTATAGTCTGTTGAAATCCAAGAATTAAACATTTCTTTATCTCTCATAATCTCAAAATCGTCCATATAAACATCTAATGGTGTATCGGTTAGTATGTCTGTGGACAACATTAGATTGAGTGTACCGTTTCTTTCAAAATATTTAGCGTTGTCGTAGATAAACTTTACTTGTAGTAAAAAGTCCATATAGGTTTCCTTTGGATAACCTGGAATCCAATTAGCATAAAATCCTGCATTTGATTCATAAGCTGACTTCAAGAAAAAACTAACATCATCGGAAGTTTGATTTTTTTCCATCAATGCCAGTATCTTATTTACTCCATTCTCTGTTCCACAATTCATAAGTTGTAGTCCGTGTTTAACTGCCCTTTTCAATAAGTCTGTATCTAATTTTTTGTGTGTTCTAAAATATGATGTCCATTTGTAATGTAAATCTTCCTCCTCAAGCTTTTCTATGAATTGTTCAAACTTTTTCATAGAACCATTTATTAATGAGTCTGTAAACCAAAATGCCTCAGTTCCATATTTTTTAGATTGTTCTTTCATCTCAGTTATAATTTTATCAAAGCTTTTGTATCGATACAATCTTGTCTCTTGACAAAATGTGCATTTGAAAGTGCAACCTCTTGATGATTGTATTGGCAGTGTTCTTGGGATATCCGCATAATCACATAACTCAAAATAATCCTCCATTACTTCTTTATCCCAACTTGGTGCCTTTAAAGTATCTAATATCATAGCCCTAACTCTACCATTGAATACCGGCTTTCTACCACTACGACCTTTTGGTAAAACCGTAGGAAAACTTGGTGTCATTTTATTCCAACGCCAGATACCACCAATATTTTCGTAGTGTCGTTGTTCGTAATATTTATCAACTAAATCTTTTATTATTAATTCACCCTCATTTTCACTACAAGCCACATCTACAAACTCTCTATATATTTCGCCCTCTTCTAATCCACCTGCTTTACAATACCAAGAGAAAGGCCCACCATACCAAATCTGTGTGTTTTTATTTTTTTGTTTTATATATCTGGCAATATAGTCTGTGGTCATAATATTAGATGTGTAAACTGTAAATACAACGACATCATATGTTGATAGTTCGTCAATATAATCTTGCCAATAATCTTTGAAGTAAGGTATAACATCATTTGCCAGATGTTCTCTTTCACTCCAAGGTCTTTCATTATCCCAATCCATTAAGTCTGTAAACTTGTGACCTAAGTTCCACTTTATTTTACCTTTCTTTGACCTATCCCAAGCATAAGAACCACCATTTTTTATATAATATAATGATGAACCTACATTTAAATCAAATTGTTTTACTTCTACATTTGGATTATCTATGTTTGATTTTAAACTACCCAATGCAAATGAAGGTGTCATATCAGACCATTGTGGACAAATAACTAATGCTACTTTCATGCGAATACCTTTTTATGTAAAAAATCTTTGATATCCTCATAGTATAATATTCTGTGATTAGGATGTTTCTCAACTAAGTCCAACATCTTTTTATTAGACTCAATCAGTTCTTCTTTATCAAGTTCTATACCCACAAGTTTTTTGTAAGATTTAATTTGTGAGTCCACATCTTTTCTAAGTATTAAAAATACCATATCGGCGTAGTTTAAAATATCCACTAAGTAATCTTTGCTATTTTCATAATCACACTTCATGCTTTTTAATTCAGATTTAGACATAAAGTATTCAAATCCCATAGAATCTATAATACTTTTGTGTTGTTTAAATTTAGGTTCGTTCCAAAACTCTTGACCTGTAATTTGCTCTAAGGTTTTTTTGAAATTTGTTGAACCAACTCTAAAGTGTGATAGTATGACTATTTTAGGCATTATTTAAAAGTATTACCTTCCATCCAAGTGATAACTGAATATCTAATACCCTCTGTGATAGGTGCAACTCTGTGTGATAAAAATGATGGAAATATTAACAAACAACCTTTAGTTTTATTTCCTTTAATCAAACCACTACCTTCTTTATCAGTAATACCAAATTCAAAATCTCCACCTTTATAATCATTTTCATTTGATAATTGTATGATAGCGGTCAACTTTCTCATTGAACATTCATTTCTACCAATGTCTGTATGCCAGTTGTAAGTTCCACCAATACCATACTTTAGAAATCTAAGAGTATCTATGCTCTCTACATCATAATTAAAATATTGTGTATTGGCTATCTTAATTGCAGTGTTTACTTTATTGAATAAATTTTCATCAAGAAAGTTTACATTTAATGTTTGTCTAACATTCTTGTTAACAACTTCATCTTTGTAATTTCCTGCAAGAGTTCCCTCTGTCAACTCTTCCGTGTCAAGTTCTTTAATTATATTATCACACTCAACATCACTTAGAAAATTATCTCTGTATACAACAAATTCAAATTTATCATTTTGTATCATTTAAAGTGGTCTCCTATAAATAATTCCTGTATTACATATCGTTTTCCTTTTGTAACTGGCGTTACCCTATGAGATATAAACGATGGAAATATAGTCAATGAACCCTTTAGTTTATTCATCTTAAACCAATCACCTGTTCTCTCATCTGTAAATCCAAACTGAACTTCACCACCCTCAAATTCATTAGGGTCTGTTAGTTGTAGAATTGCTACAAGTTTTCTAAGTGAACAAGTGCCAGGATTAAAATCAGCGTGCCAAGTATAATGACCACCCTTTTCATATTCAATCATTTTCAATTCGCCATCAGTATCTTTTACATCAAAGTGATATACTTTATCATTAACCATATTCACTACTGTTGAAATTTTATCCGCTAACCACTTCCAATCATTATTTGGATAGTCAGGTCTAAATTCATTATCTACTTGTGGTAATAAATAATATTCCATTGTTTTTCTTACATTAGGTATGATTTGATTTTCTAAGTGATTACCCTCATCATCTATATCACCAACACAACCTGTTGTTCCTTGTTCTGTTTTTTTAATAGTCTCTACTAACTCATCACACTTTTCGTGTGATAAGAATGTAGGTATTTGTATTGACCATTGAAAGTCGTTGTTTTGTTTCATTTAAATGTGTTTCCTTCTATAAATGTTATTAACATTTTTCTATCTTTTTTACTGAATTGTAAAACTTTATGTGCTGCAAATGATGGAAAGATTACGATTCTACCTTTTTTAGATTCTACTTTATCACCCCAAATTTCAAGTTCTCCTCCGTCGTAGTCATCATTTAAGAATACAACCGAAGTTAGTTTTGTGGTTGTGTCTACTAATCTATCGGGTCCAGCTGCAAAGTCTGTATGATAGTGTTTATCTTCTTTGAAACTATCTACCGAATATGATTTACCCCAAGAGTTTTGAATGCCAGATATATCAAACTTATATACTAAATCGTTTGATAATTTAATTATATTCCATAATTTACTTAATAATTCTTTATCGTCTATTGCAACCTTTTTTAATTGACATTTGTCAATAAGTTTTATTTGCTCTTCACATTCTTCTGGTGATAGAAAATTATCTCGAATCAAAAACCATTTAAAGTTGTCATTACATATCAGACTCATCCGAAACTAAAACCTTATTTGCGAAATAATTTTTACCATTATCCGTTCTATTTATATTGTATGTAATTTCTTCTACATTATCCACTTCAATCCTTACCAATTTTAATTTATTCAGCTCGTCGTTTAAAACTACATCACCTATTTCTAATGGGGCTTTATATCCCTCACCGACCACATAAAATGGATGATTGTCTGTTCCTTTAATTTTAGTATTGTTGTCAAACTTGTATGTTACTATATTATCGTGTAATACTTTTACAGTTTCTAATACTTTTGAATTTTGCAATTTGCCAGTTTCCTCATCATATGTTTTTATCATATCATTTGGTCTAACTTTACAAATTTCTTTATAAGTTCCGTCAGCTAATGTAACCATTGTATCGTATGTAAAACATATTTTTGTAGGTATATTGTGAACTAAAATATTACTTGAAAAGTATGTATCAATATCCTCAACATCTAATGAGTAGAAGTCCATTGACTGAGAAACTTGTGATATTGAAGTTATTTCTACTTCATTACCTGATGTATCTAAGAAATGATTACCTACTGATAAATCTCTTGGTGATTTCCAACTCCAAGTATCATCTTGTTTTACAAAAAGTATTTGAGTTCTTGCTTGAGCTTGCATAGAAACTGGAAACTTAAGACTACCATTTATCAAAGAGTATCCGTAAAATGAGTGATTCATACTTCTAATAACAACTGAACCTGATGGCGTTGAGCCTGTTAAGTCGTCTGTTGAATAATTTGTCCAATCGTCTGCAAAAATTTCATCTGGCATACCGACTGGTAAATAAGACTTTACAATATCTCCAACTTGAACATCTTGAATTTGTTTTGTTGAACCATCATACATAGCTACTTCACTACCACTTGGTGTGGTGTATGCGACTTGATTTCTTATTTGATACTTATCAGCTCCACTTGGTAGAACCCATTTAAAAGTTTCGTCTAATGGTATATTGTGGTGGTGATGTAAAATTTGTTTATCTGGTGTCATCCAATAACAATTTTTAGTTATTGGGTTATATCCCTCATTACTCTTTTCACTACCACTTGGAATAATATATTTTTCAATCAATAGTGAACCACTATCCACGGCGTCTTGATA